TTAATGGTCAAGATGGTAGTCTCATGGCAGACTACTTACTCAAAAATACAAAACATACAATTATTGGTGGTGCTAGGCGACTAAGCGTAAAAAACCATGACAACATCCTACACTTGCTTGATAATCCAAGATTTTTTCTTATTGATTTAGATATTACTGACCCCCAAAATATAGATAAGGTAATATCAGAACACAAGCCTAAATACTTTATAAATTTTGCGGCAAACTCTTTTGTTGGAAACAGTTGGACGCAGCCAGTAAATCACATGGTGACAAACTGCATGGCTGTTCTGCATCAACTTGAGTCCATAAAAAAGCATTGTCCAAAATGTAGATATTATAACGCTGGATCTTCTGAGGAATTTGGTGATGTTATAGTAGAACCACAGACTGAAGAACACCCACTAAGACCAAGAAGCCCTTATGGAGCTTCAAAATGTTCTGCTAGGCATTTAGTGAAAGTTTATCGAGATTCATATGGCTTGTACGCAGTTCAAGGCTGGTTGTTTAATCACGAGGGCGTTCGAAGAGGTTCAGATTTTGTTACCAGAAAAATTACTGAAAATGTTGCACGTATTAACAGCCAATATATTAATAAAAAAACTTTTAAACCTTTAAGGCTTGGTAATATTAATTCCAAAAGAGACTGGAGTGATGCTGAAGACTTTATGGATGGAGTATGGAGAATGTTAAATCAAGAACAGTATTGGACTAACATTTGGAGAAAAACACCTGACGATTATGTACTTTCATCAGATCAAGCTCATACAATAAAAGAATTTGTTGAAGAAGCATTTAATGCAGCAGGATTCCATAGGTCAATATGCAGATGGGAAGGTTTTGATGAAGATTGTAAATATTTTCATGGAGACGATTTATTGATGGAAGTTGATCCAAAATTTTATAGACCAGCAGAAGTTGATTTACTAATAGGCGATTCAAGTAGAGCTAGAAGCGAGCTTGGTTGGAAACCTAAAAGTAGTTTTATAGATTTAGTAAGAAAAATGGTTGACAATGACATAAAAATCATTAATTCTAAGGGTGTCTAAAAAAACAAAGCTTAATAAAAGAAAAATCTTAGAAAATCTTTTAATTATCCCAGAAAAAGGTCGTAGACCTTTTTTTTCGCGCGAGATGAAGCTTTTAAATGATTTATGTTCTAAATATTCGCAAGAATTTATGAGCATAGTTTCTTTTCCAAAAAAATTTGAATCATTAAAATATTTAATTAGCCCTAAATTAACAGATACTTTAGATAAAAAGTTTAGAGCATTTAATTTTAAAGTAGACTTTTCAAAATACCCAAATTATAATATCGCTGATAAGTTTGGCAAAGATGCCAAAATAAAAACTAATAAAAAAACAATTAGAGATTTTTTAAATGAGTGAAGGACCAGACCCAAACGATATTCTTGGTAATTTTTTGAAATCAAATAAAAGCGATCATTATAACTTTGAAAAAGAGGTTGACTACAAAGTTTCTAGCGGCTCTTTACAGTTTGACTTAAATATGAACGGGGGCTTTGGGCCTGGGTTGCACCGTTTCACTGGTCTTACAGAAGGAGGTAAGACCTCTGAAGCTCTAGAGGTTATGAAAAATTTTTTAAATACTGTAGAAAAACCTAGAGGCTTGTATATTAAAGCTGAAGGTAGGCTTTCTCCAGAAGTAAGAAAGAGATCAGGTGTAAAGTTTGTGTGGTCGGCAGATGAGTGGGAAGATGGTACTTGCTTTGTTTTTGAAACAAATATCTATGAAACAGCAATGACTTGCATCAAACAATTAATAGACGATGTAAAAAATCCTCAAAAATATTGTTTTATATTAGATTCTGTTGATGGCTTGACAGCAAAAAATGATACTGCCAAAGGCTTTGAAGAGTTTGCTAAAATAGCTTCTGGAGCTTCTATTGCAGCTAGGTGGTGCGCTCAAACTAGTATTGCTTTGGGTAAGAGAGGTCATATGGCGATATTTATCAGTCAAGTTAGATCACAAATGAAAGATAAATATTCTAAAGAGCCTGATAATGTAGGTTTGGCTACAGGAGGATACGCTTTACAACATTACGCTAATACGTGCGTTCAGTTTCAGCCAAGAATTAAAGCAGATTTGATCCTTCAAAACCCCAGTTTAAAAGTCGTAGATGAGAAAAAAAATCCTATTATCGGACACTTTGCAAAAGTGTTGATAGCAAAATCTCCCAATGAAAAATCAAATGTGAGATTGTCTTATCCTGTAAGATACAATAGATCTGGTGGTACTTCTATTTGGATTGAAAAAGAAATTGTAGATTTGCTATACGCTTGGGAGTTTGTAGAAAAAAAAGGCTCTTGGATTAAGCCTACAGAGGATTTTAAAGATTTGTTAAAAGAAAATAAATTAGATTTCCCAGAGCAAATACAAGGAGATAACAATTTATTTAAAACTCTTGATGAAAACACTAAGCTTTGTAAATTTTTAGTAAAATATTTCAAAAAACAAATTGAAGTATGAAGTTTGTCGATCAGTACGGTAAACAAAGAAATCTTAAAAATGCAAAAAAATATTTAATCGATTGGGAAAAACCTAGCAGGAGTAAATTCCAAACAAACGTTAAAAAATTTTTGCGACTATATTGGGAGAATGATATTGTTTTTGAAGAATTTAGGGTAGTTGGAAGTAGATTGACTTTAGATTTTTACAATGCCAGTAAAAAAATAGCTGTAGAGGTTCAAGGCGCTCAACATACTAAATTTGTTAAACATTTTCATAAAAACCACTTCAAGTATGCTGATCAACTCAAAAGAGATGAAAAGAAGCTTGATTTCTGCAAAGCAAATGCAATAAAGTTAGCAGAGGTTTACCCTAAAGATGAGATACAAGCATCATTATTTAAAAATCAAGATATATACCTATGAATATTGAAGATGAAGAAAGTGATTTTCATATACCAAGTGAAATGGTTGACAAGATATATGAGCTTTCAGGTGGCGCAGATAAATATAAAGGAATTATAATGGCTGTTTCATCTGAAAATGGTAAACCCTTAATATACAGAAAATTTGATTGCGCTATGACCCAATTAGCTTTGACTAAATGTTTGCAAGATTTTTTTGAAAGTTCTGTGATAGAAAAAACAAGTGAGGACGATGAAGAATGATATACTCTTATGAGCTAGAAAAACAGCTTTTGGCAGGTTTATTAAAAGAGCCTCAAGCATTAACAGAAATATGTAGTTTTATAAATATTTCAGATTTTTATTCTGAGCAATCATCTCTAAACAGCACTATATTTAGAATTATAGAACAAGCTGTAAATGCTGGTGAGGATGTTGATGAAATTATTATAGCTCAAAGGGTTAACGATGTAGGAATATCATTTGAAGACAATTTAAATCCTTCAGATTATATAAAGTCTTTATCGCTAAGAAAAGTTCCCTTTGGCAACACAATCAAAACAGCCAAAGAACTTAAGAAATATTCTATTAGGCGAGAGATATTTAAATCATCTAATACTATAGCGAAAAGGATGAAGGGCATGTCACCTGAATCCTCTTACTTAGATATTATTGAAGCCGCTGATAAAATTTATAATTCAAAGATAAATTTATATGAGATTGGTAATGATATTCCTGTGAATATATATGATGATATGGAAGATATCATTGAGGAAAGAGGTAATAATCCTGTTACTGAGTTTGGTATGCTTGGGCCTCATGAAAAAGTTAATCAAATGTATGGCTCTTTATTAAGACCTGGAAATATAACTGTGGTTGTTGCTAGATCTGGAGTTGGTAAAACTCAGTTCTGTATGGATTATTGTACAAAAGTAAGTTTAAAATATAATGTGCCTGTTTTGCATTTTGACAATGGTGAGATGAGTAAGGAAGAGCTTATAATGAGGCAATGTTCAGCTTTATCAAATATTCCAATGCATTTGTTAGAGAGTGGTGAATGGAGACAGGCTGGTAAAAATGTTGTTGAAAAAGTTAGATCAGTCTGGTCAAAAATAAAAGACTTAAAATTTTATTATTATAATGTAGGGGGAATGGATGTTGACTCAATGATAAACACATTAAAAAGATTTTATTATTCTAAAGTAGGCAGAGGTAACAAAATGGTTTTTTCTTTTGATTATATTAAAACAACTTCTGAATCCACCATGAATAAATCTGAGTGGCAAATTGTTGGAGAGATGGTTGATAAATTTAAAAAATGCGTTCAAAAAGAAATTTTACATAATAGTGAGCCTATCATACCTATGATTACTTCAGTTCAATCAAATAGGTATGGAATAACAAACAATAGAAATTCTGATTCGATAGTTGATGATGAATCAGTTGTGTCTTTGTCCGATAGAATAACACAATTTTGTTCTCATATGTTTATATTAAGAAATAAAACTGCTGATGAAATAGAAAGGGAAGGGGCATCTTTTGGCACTCATAAACTCGTAAATGTTAAGTCTAGACACTTAGGCAGCGATATAGCTGGAGCTATAGAGCCTGTTAGAGTTGGAGACACATTAAGAAAAAATTCAATTAATTTAGATTTTAATAATTTTAATATAACTGAAAGGGGCGACTTAAGAGATATAGCTCGTGTATTAAATGGTGAAATTGAATTAAACACAGATGGAGAGCAACAAGAAATACCAAACTTTGATCAGCTCGGATGATTTTCAACAAACTTTAGAATCTTTAGGTTATAATCTAGTAGACTGCGGTGATCATTGGAGAACTCAAGCTTTATATAGAAATGGCGATAATAAAACTGCTGTTAAAATATATAAAAATACAGGAGTATGGATGGATTTTGTTGAAAATAAAGGTTCTCAACCCTTTGAATCTCTTGTTAGGGCTACTGCATCATTAAGAAATGAAGATTATACATCAATAATTTCAAAAATTAAGTCTGGTACTGTAGAACAATATGTAAAGAAGCAGACTATAGAAATGGAAAAAGTTTACCCGATAAAATCTTTAGATAAATTATTCCCTAATTATAAATTCTACAATGATAGAAATATATCTGAGAAAACTCAAAAACTTTTTAATGTAGGTTTAGCTGGTGTGGGAAAAATGTATCGAAGGATGGTTTTCCCAATATTTAATGAACATCAACAAATTATAGGTTTTTCTGGAAGAAAAGTTGATAATAATAATAATTATCCAAAATGGAAACATATTGGAAAAAGAAACAATTGGGTTTACCCAGCTTTTAATGTAGAAACAGGTGTAAATGAAGCCATTGAACAAGATAAAACAGTAATATTAGTAGAAAGTATAGGAGATGCTCTTGCCCTTTATGAACAAAATTTTAAAAACGTTCTTGTCATATTTGGCTTATGCGTTAACAGCAATATTATTAATTTTCTTAGCAGCAAGTGCGTTAACAATATCTATATCTGTACTAATAATGATGTCAATAGTTCAGAAAATAGAGGGCATATTGCAGCTGTTAAAAACTATTTAAAATTGTCAAAATACTTTGATTTACAAAATTTAAGTATAAAAATGCCTCCAAAATCATATAATGACTTTGGTGATGCTCATTTAGACAATTTTGAACTTAAAAATTGGTACTATGAAAGCGTAGACCAGAATAAACAAATTGAAAAAATTTTAAAGTTTGTCGATGAAAATAACTCGTGCTTCACTAAGAAAGAACTAAAGACTTCGTTAGTGTTAAGCAATGGACATTCCTAATACTCCTTTATCTGCAAGCAGAATTAAAACAGCTGAATCGTGTTCTTGGCTTTACTGGTGCAAATATAAGCTAAATTTACCAGATAAAAGCAATGATGGTGCTAGAAGGGGTTCAATATGCCACTTGGTATTTGAAGTTCTAGGATTAAAAAAAAGGAAAAAATATTTTAATAAAATAATAAAGACACAAAATGTTTTTTCTGTACCGTCAATTAAAAGGCTTATTTTAAAGCATGCGATTAGAGAGGGCATAGATGATCATGATAACATAGAGCTGATGAAAGAGATGATATTCAATGGCTTAACTTATGATTTTTTTGGCCATGAATTAGGTAAACCCACCAAAGAATATTCTGAAAAAGATTTTTTGATTGTAGAAAGTGATGGTGATATAAAATATAAAATTAGGGGATTTATAGATAAATTATTTTTATATAAAAGAAAAAAGTTTGCGATTATAAGAGATTTTAAAACAAGTAAGTCAGTTTTTAAGGGCAAAGATCACACTGATAACCTTCAGGACTTGATGTATAGCTTAGCTGTTAAAAAATTGTTTCCAGAGTATTCTACTAGAGTTAGTGAATTTTTATTCTTAAAATTTGATTTAGACGAAAATTCTAATGATAGCGGCTTGGTTAAAATGAAACCTTTAGATAATGAGGAACTTTATGGATTTGAGATGCAATTGTCTGAAATACAAAGGTATTTAGATAATTTCACCATAAAGGATGCAAAAAGTAATTATGCAGCCTACAAAAATTTTCCAAAAGACGGATCATTTAGTGGAAAACTTTTATGTGGATTTGCTAAGAAAAAAGGTGAATTGAAAATTGACGGAAATCCAAAATGGCATTGCTCTATGAAATTTGACTTTTTTTATTACAAAATTTTTAACAAAGAAGGAGATTTTCACTCATGTTTATTTGAAGATGATTTTGATGAAAAATTATTACCTAAAGGATTTTCTTATGAATTACAATATTATGAGGGCTGTCCCGCTCATTTAAGTTGACATGTGAAAATTGGTCTATATATTTCTTATATGACCCCAGTTTTTAAGTCAGACTATTCTATAGGCAAAAGCATTTTAACTATAGATAATATTGTAGATCTTTACAAAAAAAGTAATCAAAAATTTTTATTACTAGTTGAAGATTCCATGACTGGTTTTGTTAAAGCTCATAGCATTACAAAAGAAAATGATATACATCTTGTTTTTGGCTTGAGGATTTCTTGCTGTAACGACATCAATAAACAGACTGATGATTCAGAGCATAAAATTGTAATTTTGGCAAAAAATGATAAAGGATGTAAGTTATTAAATAAAATATATTCTTTTGCTCATATAGGTAATCAAGGTAATATTGATTTTAATTATTTAAATGAAATATGGGACGACAACAGTTTACAATTAATAATACCTTTTTATGATTCTTTTATATATAAAAATCAGCTGCACTTAAAAAACTGTATACCTAATTTTAATAAAATTAAACCTATCTTTTGGATAGAAAAAAATAATTTACCTTTTGATGATATTGTATCTGAAGCTGTCTTTGATTACTCAAAAGATAAATATGATACAGAACTAGTAAAAAGTATTTTATATGAGAAAAAAAATGAAGCAGAAGCTTTACAAACTTATAAAATAATATGTGGCAGAAAGTTTGGTAGGCCATCTACTTTAAGTTGCCCTAATCTAAATCATTTTGGTAGCAATGAATTTTGTTTTGATAGTTATAAGGAGTATGTAAATGGATGAGACTTTATTAAGATTTAATAAAAATCAAAAGTATATTGTTTTTGATACTGAAACTGAAGGTTTAAATTTAATTAATTCAAGACCTTGGCAAATAGCTTGGCTTGTAGTAAAAGGCGACGAAATACAAGAAAAGCATGACAAATTTATACATTGGCCGAACATAAATGTATCTGAAGGGGCGGCTAAAGTTACAGGTTTTTCAGAAAAAAAATATTATTCGAAAGCTATACCTCCAAATGAAGTTTGGGATGAGTTTTGTAAACACCTTTACGATCAAGATACATTAATTGTTGGTCAAAATTTACTTGGGTTCGATGTATACATGGTTGATGTATGGCGTAGAGCCATGGATAAAAAATTAGATCAAAGTTATATTAAAAGGATTATAGATACTAAAGCTTTAGCAACTGCTATAGCTAAAAATATACCTTATAATAATGATAAATTTATTAACTGGCAATATAGACTTCTAAACTATAAAGAAAGAGGTTTAAAAACATCACAGGGTTTTCTATTGAAGCATTATAATATAAAACATGATCCTAAAAAACTTCATGATGCACTATATGATATAGAGATGAATTTTAAAATATTCAAAAAACAACTTTTTGATTTAGAGATATGATATTATCTGATTATAAGACTTATGAAACACCATTTCCAGTTGGTGTAAAACTACCAGAGATCAAGATAGAAAAAAAATATTATGATGAAGTCTCTTGTAAAGATCTGGAAGGCAACTATCAGTTTCTAAGAAAGCTTTGCTTTAATAGATTAAAACAAAAAGGCATACATAAACTAGAAAATTCTCAAGCTTACTATGATAGATTAAAAGAGGAGTTACAAATTTTTGAAGATCTTGGTTTTATTGACTATGTTCTTTTAAACTGGGATATAATAAACTTTTGTGTGCTAAATGATATTCCTGTTGGCGCTGGTAGAGGTAGTGCTGCTGGTTCTTTAGTTCTATATGTAATCGGAGTTACAGATATAGACCCCATAGAGCATGATTTATTTTTTGAAAGATTTGTTTCTAAAAGTAGGGCTAAAAAAATAGAGCATAAAGGTGAAATATATTTAGATGGCAGTCTACTAGCTGATGTTGATAATGATATTTCTTATGATCGCAGATCTGAGGTTATAGAATACATAGAAAAAAAATTTAAAGGTAGAACCTCTAAAATTTTAACTTTAAATACTTTAAGTAGTAAGCTCTGCATGAAAGAGTGCTGTAAAATTGTTGAAGAGCTTTCAGAAGCAGAAGTTAATATAATTAGTGAAAGCATACCGAAAACTTTTGGTAAGGTTGCTAGCTTGGATAAAGCATGTGATGAAAGTGAAACATTTAAAAAGTATGCAGATGATCATTTAAAAGCTTTTTCTATAGCAAAAAAACTAGAGGGCTTAAATAAAAACACAGGAGTTCACCCATCAGGTATTGCAATATCATTTTTTGATCTTGAAGATATCATGCCTTTGCAATTGACTAACGATGATTCCTTAGTGTCGGCTTATGACATGAATGATGTATCTAGTTTAACAGTAAAGTTTGATATATTAGGTTTAAGAACTTTATCAGTGGTTAATGATGTTTGTAAACAGCTTAATATAAACATAAAAGATATAAATCCTCATGATCCGTCGATATATGCAGCTCTATCATGTTTACGCTGCCCTCAAGGGTTGTTTCAAATTGAAGCGGATACAAACTATAAAGTTTGTCGCACCATATGCCCTAAAAGTTTGGAGGAGTTATCTGCTGTTGTTGCTATAGCAAGACCTGGAGCTTTAGAGTTTTTAGATTATTACGCAGCATATGCTAGGACAGGTGACTTTTCATCTGTTCATGAGTTTTTTGACGATATTTTGAGTTATACAGGCGGAATACCACTCTACCAAGAACAGCTTATGAAAATGGCTGTAAAGGTAGGATTTAGTCTAGATGAATCTGAACAGTTAAGAAGGATTATTGGCAAGAAAAAAGTTGATCAGATGCCAGCTTGGAAAGCTAAGATAACACAAAAAATAAAGGACAATAACTTAGATCCTAAAATCGGTGAAGTCTTATGGAAAGTGGCTGAAGATTCAGCTAATTACTCTTTCAATAAATCCCACTCAATAAGTTACGCCTATCTAGCTGCAATAACAATTTATTTAAAGTTTAATTATCCTAAAGAGTTCTTTTTAAGTCTTTTAAAATATGCAAAATATGAGCCGAATTCTCATGAAGAAATAGCAAAAATAACTCAAGAGCTTTCATCATTTAATATTAAGCTTTTGCCACCTGATTTAAATAAATCTGATATAGATTTCAAGATAGAGGGTTCAAATATAAGATATGGATTAAATTCTATCAAAGGAGTTTCAGATAAAGTTTTAGAGTCATTATTAAATTTTAGAGAGGATAGTTTTTCTAATAAGTATGATATTTTTGTTTCTGCTAAACAGGCTGGAATGAATATAGGAATCCTATCAGCCTTGATACAAGCTGGATTATTAGATTCTTTTGTTTCTTCAAATAGATGCCGTTTAGTTCTTGAGGCTCAAACATTTAATATACTAACTGATAGAGAAAAGCGTAATTTTATAGAGCTTGGATCAAAATATGATTTTGACATCTTAAATTCAGTGCATGATCAATATTCTAATAAGTCCGTTGGCGATGATGGAAGACTCATTATGGCTGAAAAAAGATTTCAAACTTTCAAAAAAAAGTATGGACCATACAAAGATATTTATGAAATGAATAAAAAGTATCTTAGATATGCTAATTGGTTTTTCGAAAATAAGCTGTTAGGATATAGTTACTCGCACAAATTAAAAGATATATTTGATTTATCTCAAGACTTCATATCTGCTGAAAAAATTAAGGTAGAGTCTAATGAGGAATCTCCTGCTTTTACAGACTTAAAATTTATAGGTGTTGTTACAGATTCCGTAAAAAGAACTAGCAGGAACGGTAATAAGTATGTTAGATTAGATTTACAAGACGAAAGTGGGCTTATAAGCGCTTTGTTTATGGACTCTGAAAGACAGGAAAAATTAACAAATTACTTAAATTCTGGCAAAAAAATACCTAAAAAAGAGGACATTGTTATAATTAACGCTAGATTAGGTGATGATATTATATTTATTGAAAAAATGCGGTCACTAAAGGATAAAATCTACATGAAGCTATCTGAGATAAAATAGTGTAAATATTTATGATGGGTTTAACAGATTTCAATTTAACTCCAAAAGCTAAAAAATGCATAAAGGATTCTAAAGTTTTTGCAGAGTCTAACAATCATAAATTAGTAAATATAAGTCATTTGATTTATGGGTGCTTAATAAATTTACCTGATAGTTGTTTAGTTAAGCTAAAGAGCTTTGGATTTAATCCAGATGTAAAAGAATTTTTAAAGTTATTTAAAGAGTTCTGTAAAGAAAGAAGGGATTTATATGATACTGATGAAGAAGGTTGGCATGAGGAAGTTAATGAAGTAATCTTTTTTGCTAAAGATTTTTCAGATAATTTTGACAGTTACTTTATAGGGGTGGAGCACATACTTTATGTAATTTTTGATATGGATGGTGATTTTGTAAAATTTCTAAAAACGAAAAATGTTGATGTGCAATATGGCAAAGAAATAATAGAAGCTCATGTTATTGAGACAGCGATACCATCTACAGATCAGGTTAAAAATATTTTTGACATAGAAGGTAAAAAAGTTTTTTCTTTTGAAAAAGCTGACACTAAAAAAAACTTAAAAAACATAGAAATATTAGATAAATACTGTGTTAATTTAAATCATAAATTTATAACAGAAGAGTCTTCAACAATTTCTTGTAGAGACTCAGAGATTAGTGAGTTAATTGAAATTTTATTGAAAAAAAATAAATGCAACGCTATTTTAATTGGTGATGCTGGTGTCGGTAAAACTGCAATAGTAGAAGGTTTAGCTCAAAAAATCGTAAATCAAGAAGTGCCGTGTTATTTAGCTTTGATGCAGTTGTATTCAGTTGATATAACCTCTATGCTTGCTGGGACAAAGTATCGTGGTGAGTTTGAGCAAAGATTCAAACAATTAATAGATGAAGTCTCTAAAGATGAAAACATCATACTTTTTATAGATGAAATACACACAATAATTGGCGCTGGAAGTTCTGAAGGTGGTGTCGATGCCTCAAACATGTTAAAGCCAGCTTTAGCTCGTGGTAATGTAAAGTGTATAGGAGCTACAACTTTTCAAGAGTATAAAAAATACTTTGAAAAAGACTCTGCAATTACAAGAAGATTTGATAAAATTATAATTAATCAACCTAGCAAAGCTGATACTAAAAAAATAATACTTAACACCTTAGAATACTATGAAGATTTTCATCATGTTAAATATGAGGAAAAGGAAATAGATTTAATTTTAGATTTGTGTGAAACATTTTTAAGTAATAAAAATTTTCCAGATAAGGCTTTTGATGTGATTGATCAAGTCGGAGCTAAAACTAAAATAAAATATTTTAAAAACTCAGAAAAGGTAACTGATGCTCGCGGAACTTTTACTGATTTGATAAAAAATATAGATGACGGTTCAGAATTTGACGAAGATAAATTTACTGGAATTATAAAAGACTATATAACTACAATGTCTACATTTTTGGATTCAAAAGGTAAAGGTAGGAAAAGAAAAATTAGAGAAAAAGACGTAATAGATGTTGTTAGCGAAAAAAGTGGCATATGTAAAAAAGCCATCATTCAGAAAAAAAATATTTTCTCTAAATTTATGGAAAATATTAAATGTGAAGTTTTTGGGCAAGATGAAGTATTAGAGAAAATATATAACAATCTATCATGCGCTAAAACAGGCTTATCAGACAAAAACAAACCACTATCAAGTTTTTTATTTGTAGGGTCTACTGGTGTCGGTAAAACATTTACTGCTAAAAATATAGCTAAATGCTTTTTTGGTAGTGAAAAATCATATATACAACTCAATATGAGTGAATATCAAGATAAAACTAGTATAAATAAATTAATTGGAGCAAGCGCTGGTTATGTTGGTTATGATGATGGAGGTATATTATCTGAGCATGTAAGAAACAATCCTAATTGTGTTGTCGTCTTTGATGAAATAGAAAAATGCGAACCTAAAATATTAGATATTTTATTGCATTTATTAGATGAAGGATACATAACAGATAATTTAAATAGAAAAATTGATTTTAGTAACACAATAGTTGTTATGACATCAAATATAGGCCAGATTCAGAAGCGAAAAAAAAGTATGGGCTTTTTAGATAATTCTGACAGCCCTAAAAAATTAGAAATCTCTGCTGTAAAAAAATATTTAAGACCAGAATTGATCTCAAGGATAGATGAGATATTGAGTTTCAATGATTTACAAGATTCTGTTTACTTAAGTATCATAACAAAAGAAATTAAAAACCTTAAAGAAAGATTACATTTAAAAGGAGTTCATTTAAAAATAACTCCTCATGTTAAAAAATTTATTTTTAATGAAATAAAAAATAAAAAAATTCATGCAAGAGATATAAAAAACTTTGTAAAAAAGTTTATTCAATTTCCTGTATCTAAATATATTATGAATCATAAAGATGTAGATACTGTTGAAGTTAAAATAAAAAATAAAAATATATTTTGTTTATAAAATGAGCTTGCATTTATTTAATAATAAAGCTTATGTTTTAAAT